AAGAAATTGAGTAAGTCTAAGAAAGAATCACGCAGTGACTCATTGCTTGGCTGTACACCTGAGTCTAGTAAGTTATTGATGCGAGCTATCTTGTCCCACATACGTACACGCAGACCATTAAGTGGTCCACCTGGTGAGTGAGCAATGTTCTTTGGGCCGTAGTCGTGGTGCTTACGCACCAATAGATTGCCAGCCTGATCCATAATGCGCCAGACATCAGCGATGAACGCTGCATCTATCTTGTCGGCGTAGGCCGAAGCAGCAAGGTCTCGGTTTCCATATTGATCTCTAGGATCTGGAAGCCCATATGCTGCAAAATCTGTACCATCTGTAGCCATTCGTCTCTACTCACCCTTCGATTCACCTACTAGCAAAGCACGTGTGGCATCTGCCCCGTGTGCTAGGTAGTAGTCATTGATGTCCATACCTGGTGGTAGTGTAACAATAACTGAGTTCATTACCTCATTCGCCACGCGCTTAGCGAACTCAGCTCCTGGGTTAGAACCATCCTCTTTAATGTCATTGTCACCAACAACATAGATAGTTTCATAGCCACTAAACAACTTAGGAAAGTGTGCCTTCCAAGCAGCAACACCTGGTACACCCACTGCTGGGATACCCAGTACACCACTGGTAACGACAGCATCTAGTTCACCTTCACACACCACAATATGCGGTGAGTCAATGGTGATATCACATACGTTATACAGGTGTGCCTTCTGCCCTGTCGGGCTACCATACTTAGGCTTGCCATCATCTATGCGTCTGAACTTAAAGCCAACGCAAGAACCAGAGGCTGTGATGTATGGGATGGACAGCCATCCCTCGTGCATCTCGTGACCATTGAGTGGGTCAGTGACAGTGCCTAGCTGGAACTTGGCTGCAACTAATTCAGATATCCCACGTGCGGATAGCACGTCTAGCACCTCTGGACTTATTGCCTGTGCGTATCGCTGCGCCGCTTCCAGAAGCAATTTCGATTGCACGTTTGATGCCATCTATAAACTCCAAGTTCTCTAGTATGCAGACAATGTTAACTGCATTGCCACCCTTACCGCAGGTCTGACAGTAGTAAAGGTTTGTTTCAACGTTCATTGAGGCAGATCTATGTGAGTCATTGTGCATCAAGCACTTGACTCTTATCTCACCGGTGCCACCTCGTACTTCACCGCCAAAGAAACTTACAATTGGTTCTATTGGGATTGAGTTTGCTTGGATGCGGTTACTCTTGTGTGACCTGGCCCAGTCTTGTGTTGACATACGCACCCCTTGAAGTCGCACTTAGTATGCCACGCAGTGGCACGCTTGAAATGGTTATCTCTGTTCTCCGACCCTGCTCTCAGGCAGTTCTGACAGATCACTCTTCTGTCTCACTTCCACTTTCGACCACCTCTTGCTCTGTGGCATCGGCTTCCCCCGCTGTGTTGTCTTCCTGCGCTTCTTCAACGACTTGATTACTGACGGCATCTGATTCGCTCCACGTTTCTGTACTTGTAATATCACCTTGTGGTGTTGGCATTATTGTTTCTCCTTTAACCATTGATTTAAGTTTTGTATTACCCAAGCATCTTCGATGCTCGCGTTGCGACGCTTAACTACAACATAAGACAGTGGTACTTCCCCGATACCTCTAGCCTTAGCGTAGTTAAGCGCCTCAACTTGCGCTTCTCTCCAGAACTCAGGGAGACTCAACGTCTGCCTGTTCTTGAGTTCAAGGATATAGGTTTCTCCAGATATGATAACAACCATATCTCCCTCATCCTTTGCCCCAGCCTTAGTCAAACGTTCTGCAGTAACTCCGCATTTGCGGAGCCACTTCATTACATCTGTCTCAAACTGAGAACCTTTGCGTTGGTTCTTACCCATCTAGCTTTACCTTGTTGACTGCATAGACTTGAACGCCATCTTCTTCTTTGACTTCTACTATCCCTGCTTGGATAAGCAAGGAAGCAAAGGCAGCAAAGTCCTTCTCTAATTTATTGATGCGGTTCTTTACATACGCCATCTCTGTATTAGCCAACGTTGTAACCTCCTTGATATCCAGCCATAGCATCTCTCCTTAGCATCCAACCAAACTCGTTCTGGTCTGATATCTGACAGGCTGCATAGTTTACTAGCAGTTGTGCATAATCAGAAGCATCTGCGTGATGTGGTCCAAAGCGATTCTTTACAGCAGCTACTGCCAAAGTGTTTTGATTTGGATCGTAACCAAGAGTAAGTATCAGTGCAGGTAACTGACTGACCTTACCGTGGATAGCACGTCTAGCCGGTGGCTTGCTTGGGGAACCATACTCTGATTGCTCAGAGACGTGGTGCAATACCATTACACAAGCCTCAGTCTTGCGTGCCATATCGTGCAACTCCATCATAATTGCACGTAGCCCTGACCATTCATTGTCTGTCTCTGCTGCCACGTTCATTAGGTTATCTATGATGATGAGTTCAGGTGCAATTCCGTAGAGTTCTACGTAAGCCCTAATCTCTAACTCAAGATCATCTATTGAAGGTGATGAATCAAAGACCCATTTGATGTGATCTATCTTTTGAAAGTGATGGTCGTAGTAATGACTGTCTCCAGCCAAGTTGCTCTCAACAGTAATCTGTGAGTGACCTGATGTATGCGAAGCTGCTCGCAGCATCACAGTAGTAGTATCAGTATCGGCTGAGAAAAACAACGTAGGTACTTGTGCTTTGATTGCATAGATCAATGCGAACATTGACTTACCAGCATTGGGTGCTGCTGCAACCATACATACTTGACCACGTCTAAAGTTAATCTGCTTGGCAGCTAAGCCAGTCCATACGTCAGGCAATGGTGTGGCTTTGGTAAGCACACCACCCCACGCACGGGATAGATTAAGCAACGTCTTCCTCCTGATTGAATTTGATGCCACGCTCACGTCGTACCTGTTGACGATCTTTATTACTTAGACCGCCCCAGATACCGTGAATCTCATTTGCGATACCCCATTCCCTACATTCTCTGCGGTGAGGACATCCATTACAGATGTTCTTTGCAAAGACAGCATCAACTGTAGATGCGCCAGGGATACCAAGATCATTATCGGGAAACCAAAAGTCCCCGCCTACTGTTGCACAACTAGGAGCTTCGTAAAACCTCGGCTCCCGCATTAGTTATCGAACCCAGATAGCGTCACACTTATCTGTTGCACCCTTTGGTGCAGCACATAAGTATCCCTTCCAAGGCTTGCCCTGTGCATTAACACCTTCACGATATGTCATCACTCCGTGACGGCAACTGTTGTTACTGCTTGGTGCTGCAGCTGGTGCTGCTACTGGTGTTCCACCAAATGCTTGAGCAACTGATTCAACTGTTGGTGCTGGTTGTCCACCTGTGAACTCTGCACCTGTTGCTTTAATCAAAGTTGAAACCATACCTAGATCGTTAAGACCTGTCTCTAGTTCCTGAACATTTGCTGCGTAAAGATTGATGAGTGTTCCATCTGCCAACTTGTAGTTGACTTGAAACTTTGTACCTTCTGTAGCCATTACTTGCCTCCACTTTGTTTAACAGTTAGTCGCTGACTCTCAGGACCAACTTTCTTAGGGACAAACCCTAATAGTTTTTCTACTTCACTGCTATCTACGGACTCACGTCCTCTGACAGTTGTCCAACTTACTTCGATACCACTAGGTGTTACTCCTAGCAGTCCTTCAAAGCTAGTCTTGAGTGAATCTTGTTGCTTTTCTAACTCTTTAATTTGCGATGCTAACTGTAAGTACAACAGTGCATTCTTGTCAACATCTACGTCATCAATGATTACTTCACTGACTGACGTAAGTTCTTTTTTTAGACCAACGCATCCCATCTGCCCACTTGCGTCATAGAACTTGCAGTAATGTTGACAGTAACTTGCGTCCTTCTCAGGTGCTGGTACTTCCTTCGCTTCCTTAACAGCCGCTAGCCAACCGAGTGCCTCTAGTGCAATGGACTCATCGTAGTCTTCGGTGTGAACCTTGACATCTCTTTCGTCCCCGTCCCTGGCAATTGCTACCAGTGACACTCGGTTGACCGCATAGCCGTTCTTAGCTAGGAGGTAGCCGTATAGCTGTACCTGCCACCGCTGTTGCGTTGATGGAAAGTATCCAAGGTTCTTAATCTTAGATGTCTTCCAGTCAATCACATCACCGGTACTAGGTACGAAACAGTCAATGTGTGCTTTCATTCCGTTGTATTCAACTTCGGTTTCAATCAGCACGTCTTTGTTATCTGCTAATGCTCTTTCAATTTCTGCGTGGATAGCAGTACCCATAATTGCAGCGAGCTTTAACTCATTGTCATTAGTTTCAGGTTGATCGTTAAGTCGGTACCACACCTTACGGCGACAGCCACCTACCTCTGATGGACCAATCTGTACTTGTGTAGATCGTGAACGCTTAGCATCGCCTGCACGTAGTGCAGTGAGCAGTAGTTCTTTCGGATCAGTTACTGACATTGTTCTTCTCTTCTTCTAGTTTGTATGCTAGACGACAAGCCATCCAACCCATTTGATAAAAGTAATGAGCAGCATATTCATCTGTCATTGGTATTGATTGAACTTCCATAGCTACATCCTCTCCTGTACCACCAACTGTAAAGGCTTACCAGTATTGGCGTCAAGGATTGACGCAATGTCAACGGCCTTACGGGCGTGTCTCTTTGCGTAGGCTAGTTCAATATCAGGTTTGACAATTGAAGCAAGGTAGCCGAGAGCAAACTGGCCACCACTACCGATGCCATAAATTCCGACATCGCTTTGGAAAAAAGAGAGGTCACAAGCAATCCTAAAGATATTACCGTTAAAAGCAATGAGATAATCAAACCCGCCATCTTTGTCCACCTTGTTGTAGTCGTAGTTGTTGTCTGTGAAAACTGTATTGATACTTGGTATTACTTTCTTACCCATAAACTGCACAGGATCTTCGCCGCGATAGAGCGGCGGCTTCCAGTTGTACGACAGGATGTCACCTGGTCGTGTATCACCTGAGATACCGACGAGGAACTTACCTGCCTCGACTATCTTCGGTGTGCTGACAGCTAAGGTCACGAGATTATCTTCTGTTATCTGCGAGTCTGCGACGAGCACTGCATAGTCAATACCTTGCACACCTGCGATAGTTGTCATAGTCACATCGTATCACTTATCGGCGTGTCGCATAGGCTGACACGCTAGCTGTCGCTACAATATGAGCCGTGAGGCGAATTAAACAGGTGGGCGCCCTAGAAGGGCGCAACAGTGGGTATGGTACAACCAACCGCTGGCTCCGTCTACTCACGCTGCAATCATTACGACGCAGCCACGATACCCTTCCTGAGCCCTTTGGGACCGATCTGCGGGGTTTAGGACCTATCCACGTGTGTCCGTGTGGGTCACAGGTGTTCAACGTTATGGCATCCTTTGAAGAGTACGAGATAGTCTGGTACTTCCTTGACGCTACCTGCGTCAATTGTGGGAACCTAGTCACAGTTCCCTGCCCAGTAGATGCAGAATAAAACGGCATAAAAAAAGAAGCCGCCCCGAAGGGCGGCCTCTCTTGTTGCCTCGCGCTTACACTAGATTAGTTATCTAGTACTTTTCCAAACTCTGCTTCTGTCTTGTCAGCCCACTTGATTGCAGGAGCTGCGATAGCTCCGAGCAATACTGCATACTGTGGAGCTAAGTCTGTAAGTAGTGCGATACCCATAGCAACTGCAGCACCTGCGATTGCACGGATGTAGGACTTAAGAATTGCCTTATGTTTCTTGCTTAGTTTTAGTTTCATTTCTTCACTTTCTTCTTAGGTAGTGGCTTTAGTTTAGAGGCCGCTAACCTGGCTTGGTCAGCAGTTTTATACACAGGTTTGTCTAACCAGGCAAACCAAGGGGATGTATCATTGCCACACTTGTCGTTGATCGAGATGTGAATATGTTTTGTATGTGGGTTAGAACCTGTATAAATATCAACACCTTGTTGCGGTGACCAGATTCTGTGGTTGAAGATTAAGTACTTGACACGTGGGTCATTTTGTAGCTTCTTAAATATCTCAGCACAGTCAATGCCGTGCTTAGGATCGTGCGTTAAATCTACAGCAAAGCCTGTGTTGTGGTCACTGTTGGGATTCTGTTTGATATGCGACTTCGATGGGAGCAATCCATCTGAGGCTTTCATACGAGATGGCGCTATCGCTGTGGCCTGGCGCAGAACAGCAATAGCGGCAGGTGTGGCTTTCTTGGCAACAGGTTTCATCATTACTCATTTCTCTGCAACCAATCGGTACAGGTCATCTATGCGATCTTCTAATCTTTTGACTGAATCTTTTAGGCTTGAACCACCGTTAGGTTTTAGTTCATTGAGGTAATGCTTAACCAGCCAGCGTACCGCTGCAGCAAAGCCGCCTATGATTGTGCATACTGCAACAGCTACTGTTGCGTAATCTTGTGCTTGCATTAAACGCTCCGGATGGTTTGGTAGGTTTCAAGTATCTCCAAAGCCCACTTAACTTTGTCTTCTACTCGTTGCCCATATGGTTGGCTGGTTGACCAGAGTTCAAGGTTCTCAATTCGATTGTCTGCCCGATCTCCGTTTTTATGGTGTACAGATTCGTGTGATAACAACGCTCTACCTAGATGTTGTTCCATCACTTCTCTATGTACTTTTATTAACTTGTTATCTTTCTTGTAAACCATATAACCGTTGTTGTCTGGCTTAGGTTCGTATGCTGGTTCTAATGGTTTATCCTCATTGACATCACCATTTGCTTTTAATCTATTCAAATGACCAGTGCAATAACCAAGACCTTTATGTGGCTTGGAACAAGATTCAAGGGAGCAAGTTCTCCCTTTTGGTTTAGGACCGCGTGCACCCATCAGACGCTTCTAATCGTGACAAGGAGCAATCCTCCGAAGCCGGAGAATCGCTTATCGGTTGGTGTTCTATTGATGAAATCCATCTCTTCAATCAGACCGATGTAAGACTCACCTGTACGGAAGTCTTCAATCTTGATGGTGTCTCCAACATTTTCTACTGATTCAAGCTGTGACATACGTGCCCAAGCAGAGCCTTCGTAGCCAACCTCATTATTGAACTTGTCCATCTCGTGGTCATAGCACATTACTGGGTACTGGATAAGTCGCTGACGTGGGATAGCAGGTAGTGCCTTGATCTGGTATCCAGTAAACAGTGGTCCAAGAGATGAGTTTGTATCAGAGCGATACATAGTAAACCTGAACCCAAGGTATTGCTGTGCTCCTACTGGGTAGTTAATGTTTACTTCTGGAACTATATCGCCTTGTGAGAATGAACCAATGTTATAGGCCACCCCTGTACTTGTAATAGATTCCATACTAAATGCACCATTGACTGTATCAATGCGTGGTTGAATTAACTTGAAGATCTTACTCTCAAGAGTGTTGTAGCGAATAAATCCTGTACGAAGTGAACCACTTGCAATTAACTCTGTTGCTGATTCTACATAGATAGTTCCATTTGAACCATTACCAGCATTGCAAAATGCTAGGCGGTTGGTATCTCCCATAAATGCACAGGCTGTTGTCTGATGACCTAGCGTATCTACTGGGTCATAGAGGTCCCAAGCATAGGCAAATACAAGTTGAGCAACTTCTTGACCAAGGTTGATACGAGTAACACCAACCTGTCCGTCTACACCTGTTGCAGCCCAGATAAATTTATCTCGGAATGCAAAGTCATAGACTGGTTGCTCTGATTCAAATAGCAATGGTCCGTAGTTAATGGACCCATCTGTACCAGATAAGGCTGCAATACGTACACCTTGGTTAGTTCCAATAGCCATATAACCTAGGTAGTAAGAAATCTTAAAGCAGGTTTCACCTACTGGTAGTTCAGCTGCAGTAATAGCTTGAGTCAACGTAGGCATAGCACCTGTTGCCTCAAGGGTAAACTTATAGATGTTTGACTGAATACCTGAATATCCAGATACATAAATAGCAACACCGCTAGATGTGATGCTGGTGAATATGTGGTCAGCATCTCTATGTGTATAAACAGCAGCAGGCAAAGTAGTTGCGGTGGTTGCAAACTCATAGACCTTGTCATTGACGCACATAACAATACGCTCTTTGGTGTACTCCATCACAGCATTTTCTACAGTAATACCGTTATCGCTAATCATTAGAGTAGGTGATACAGAGCTGTCATCAGATAGCAACTTCTTGTATACTCTTAGTCGTGGAGTTCCGCTATTAAGCACATTGGTAACCCAGTAAGCATAGACTCCATCATCACAGAGTGCGTGTACTGGATAGTCAGTTCCTGATATGTAATCAATAAAGTGGATAACATCTGCAACGCCAGTACCTACTGGATCAACAACAGTTGAAGTAACGTTAGATGCAGTCTTTGCATAGGTAAAGGTGGTACTTGTTGGTACACCTGTAATGCGGTACTCACCATTAAAAGTAGCATCTACACCAGTAATAGTGATCTGCATACCAGTGGATAGACCGTGTGCTGCAGTTGTAGTCAAAGTAGCTACGTTAGAAGTCAGAGCCTTATTGTTAATAGACACAGTAATAGTTGGGAAGATCTTGTCTACATCGTACTCATCAGTTAAAAGCACGCCATTGTAGGTGTTACCGTCCTTATCCCATTGGATAGAGCGCATCAATTGCCAAGGACGACCATCGGCTTTAATGCCACCTGTAGTTACGTGCTGGCTGTTTGCCTTCTTAAGTAGTGTTGCTTGTCCTCTAGTCCAAACATCTAAACCTTTAGACTCTGTGTACTGAAAGCGAAGCGACTCATCTTGGACTGGCTCAAAGAACTTGATGCCTTGACCAAAATGAAATGATGATTGGCTACGTAGCCACCAACCAGTTAGCGTCTGCTCACCAGGTTCTCTGGACTGGTCAATCTGTTGCTTACGATACTGCGCTGTTACACGGCGATAAGGTGAGTCATCAAGTGGTGTAATGAAAAATGGCAAACCAGCAATAGAGATATCGTAAGAGTAACCAGTTGCTGTGTAATTGATGTTACCGGCTGGGTTTGATAATACAAACGGTAATCCTTCGGTAATGTCATCGCCGTATGGCATCAGCTACTCCTTGATTGATAGTTGTTTTAACGCTTCTTTTTCTGCAGCAATAGCATCTAACTCTTCTTGTGTGTAAGTCTTAACTTCAAACTCACGGTTCCAAATACCATCAGTTTTTACTGGAGCAACTTCTATCCAGTACTGATCCTTACCTACCTGTGGCGGATTGATAGGATTAACCACTTCCCAACCTTCAGGAAGCGGTAGTCCTGGTACCCAGTTAGGGTCTATTAACTGTATGTCTCCAGGGTGGCGTGGGTACAGACCAAGTGATTCATTGATAAACAGTTCCATATCTCTCCTAGAAAGTTACTTTGTTTGCGGTGAAGGATGATGTAGCACCAGTCATATTAGAATCAGCAACTGTTGCAGTTCTATTGGTACTGGTAGCCGTTACAGCAGTAAAGTTTGCAAATGTAGCCAAATTGCTTACGGTAAAAGAAGGAGTATCATAAGTAAGCGTATAAGAACCAACTGTATAAGTTCCAGTACCTGAACCATCTGTAGGCACAAACGCAGTAAAAACATTGTTTACTATTTGACCACCAATAACTAATCTTTGTCTTGATTCATCAATAGACAAAGTCCAGCCACTTTGATCGTTACTTGCTGGCGTGGTTATATCTATTCTTCTTTGCCACTGGAGAGTACCGCTAGAGTTAAACTTAAAAACAAGTATTCTATAATCACTACTTACAACATCAAATGATGTCATATAGACATCGCCAGTAGAACTACAGACAATTGCTGCAGGACTTCGATTTGTTATATTTATTGATTTTACCCAAGTTGTAGTAGTAAGCGAACCTCCTGGCAATTTTGCAACATAGTTAGCTAATGCGTGAGAGCCTTCTCTGTAATCAAGACCAGCAATTAGAATGTCAGTACCACTGGCTGTAATAGCTGATATTCTTCTGCTTGTATTAGAAGTAACATCCATCTCTGCGCCAGATTGAACAGTTCCAGAGGAATTGTATTTGGCTATTTGACAAACATTTGTTGTTGTCTCAAAAAGTGTATAAATGCCATTAGCGATAGTGTAAGAATTATCAGAACTATCAACAGCGATTCCTCTGTTATCTACAAAAGTCGCATTGGTGGTTCCATTGATACTATCTACCCAGCTTCTAGCCCAACTTACAGTTGGGGTTGTATCAAGTTTCATTACAGAAGTATTTGGAGTCGCTGCTGCCATATTGTAGCCACCTGCTACATAGATGTTTCCAGCAGATGTTATTACTGCCGCTGCAATCGTTTCTCTAGTTGTGGCTAAATCTATACTCTTTTGATATTGCAGCGTTCCGCTAGAGTTATACTTTGCCATAAAGGACATAACGGTATCGGTAGAATCCTTATAATAATTACCAAAAACATAAACGTTGCCAGATGAATCGGCAACGATTGCATAACCAATGTCAGATTGTGATGTTTTGTCAAGAGTTCTTTGCCAATTCACAGTTCCGTCAAAGTTGAATCTTGTGATTAAAACTTGTGCAGTAGTGTTACTGCCTACTTGTCCTACTGTGTATATTCCATCAGAATTTACACAAGAACCGTAGTAAGACTGGGTAGTTGCCAGATAGGCAAAGAATGAAGGATTTGCTGATTTGGTTATTGATGAAGCAAGAATTCCAAGAATTGGCATTAGGCTAGATCACCTACCACTGTAAAGGTATTAGTTCCTGTGCAGATAATTGTTGCAGCTGAGTACTGTTCGCGTAGAAGTGTGCCAGTACCAGTAAAGGATGTAGTGCCATCGTTGGCAATAGTTACTTGACCTGCTCCGATTTGCTGAATGTTAATCTGCTGACCTGTGGTAAAGATTCCATTAGGAATGGTAACTGTTACAGCAGATGCGTTATTCAAGGTTACTAACTTATTAACATCTCCTGCTACCAGTGTGTATGTTGTGCCAGTCTGTGCGTTAATTACAAGGTTAAGGTTTGCTGCTGGCAGGTTAGTAATTGTGTTATTGTTATAGTTGATAGTCTTATTAGTTAAAGTTTCTGTACGGCTAGAAAGATTTTGCCACTTAACACCTAAGGTCTGTGCAGAGTCTGCAACAAGGGCAAAGTCGTTAGTTCCAACTGCAAGGTTGTCTACAGTTGCAGATGTAGCTGCTACCAACAAGTCACCCTTGGCTGTAACTACTGTCTCAGGTACTGCGGCGTCAGCTGTTGCTACACCTGCTGTAAAGAAGGTTGCATCATCGCCTGTAAGTACGTGCTTAACGGATGCACCTGCGGTGTGAGCAATACCTGTAGTACCAGCCTTGGCACGAACCACTGTTAAAGTATCGCTAGATACTTGCGTGACCCATACGATTTCTTCGTTAATAGTATCCACATCAAGTGCTACTGCAAATGAATCTACGTTACCTGCAGCAAGAGTTACACCACCCATAAGGGAAGAACCTGTACCGGTAGCAACTACAATACTTGTAGCTGTGCTATTAATGCCAGATGCCAGCGTTGTTGAAACAGAAGTTGAACTGAACTTTCTTGTCATAGTTTAGGCTACCTTACTTTGTGTAGTGTACTCGTATTGGGAAATTGCCAGTAAGTTTGAGTGACTCATCTTGCAAACGTTGTTGATATAGGGCGTAGATATAACGGGAGTTTGTAGAACCTGCTGATCCTGGAACCTTGCTATCTGCAAGGTCAGATTCTGCAGAGGTAAGATTGATACGACCTGGGTCTACGAATGAAAGCAGACGATAGGCTGCGCCATAAACAATTACATCTCGGCAAGATTCAGGTAGACCTGTTACTGCGCTGAAATCATCAGTACCAGATGTCATAGTCTGAGGGTTAGCTGCATACCAAACTTGGACTGTACGTCCTGGTTGGATGTTCTCGTAGATATTGACAGTCTTTTGTGTATTGAAAGTAGCAACGTTAGCCATTAGATCCTGACGCCACTTATCAATAGGTAGCCATTCACGGCTAGAACCTGTTGTCTGCCAAGACATATAGATAACATTTTTAGAAGCATCTGGAAGTGGGTATGTTGTTTGGCTTGCATTAAAAGTAAATGTTGTTGAATAGACTGCAAAGAGTTTAGGATAGACAGAGTTAATTGTGTCGTTAATTGCTTGCTGAATGTTTGTACGTGGAAACGTTGGTGTAAGAATAACCTGAGAGTTAACTGCGTGCGGTGAAGGTGATGTGCCTTGGTAGCCACGACCAAAACCTGGAGCTGCATTCATTGTATTGTTTTGCTTGTCAAAGTTATCTACCCAGATAAGTTCATTGTTAATCTCAATGATACCTTTAGCAAGGTTTGCAGATGAGCCAATCTGAATTGCTGTATCAGTTGTATTGATGGCACTGGTCAGATATGAGATGCGATCTTGACGCAGAGTAAAACCTGCCAGTGAAGATCGCACTTCTGCGATCATATCATTTAGTGTTGCCATTCATTTTCTCCTTATAGAACGCAAGGTTCTTTGCCAGTCGTTCATCGTTTGGACTTATCTTTATTGCTTCTTTGCCGTACTTGTATGCCATCTTCCAACGACCTAGTTGCCAGCAGCTAATCGCTGCTAGGTCATAAGCCATATGTCCCCACGCCCAAGACTCTGCAAGGAACTGTGTTGGTTTTTCTTTGAACTCTAAAGCCTTCTCAGCAACTAACAAGCATTCATCCCACATTGCTTTGGTGTAGTAATAATTTGCTAGTGCAAGGATTGACTCACGGCTGGCGTAATACTCTGTACCTTTTGTAAACCACTCTTCTGCCTCATCTGGTTCGCACTTAGATAAGATGCGACAAGCAGCTGATTTCTCTTCCGGGAATACAGATATCTCTAAGTACTTCTTGAGAGTCTCTGCTGCCTTGTCATACTGCTGGTGATAAGACTGTTCTCTACCTAAGTAGTAAAGGTTTCTTGAGTCAGGGTTTTCCCGCACTGCCATCTCTAGCATTGGCAGATACTGTCCACGAGACTTGCCTTTATCCTGCAAGTGGTGAGTCTCGAAACCTTTTATGAAGTCCTTGACTTCAGGTTCCTCTTTGTACCATTGTGGTACTTCGTGGATGGGATAGTGCCAGCGTATACCTTCTCGTCTGTGTACCTTAAATCCGTTAAACTCTGTAGCAACGCTACCGTCTTCATTAAAGGCTTCGATACGTCTGTATGTAGGACGATCTATTCCTTTAGCCAGTGCTTCTTCTAGTGGCTTGCGCCAATCAGGTGTAAGCACCTCATCCATATCTAAAGCTATGCAGTAATCTACATCTTTAGGAACTACTGCCAGCGATGCGTTTCTCGCGTCATCAAACCTAAAGGGATTGACATAGATTTCAACAACCGTAATGCCAAGGTTTCGTGCAATCTCAACGGTTTCATCTGTTGAGCCTGTGTCTGCGATGATGTGGTAATCAGCCTCTTTCGTAGACTCATACCAACGTTCAACGTGTTTCTCCTCGTTCTTACTGATTGTATAAATTGCTATCTTCAAAAGTCATTCACCTCTTTCATAC